CTCTGTGTAAAGGATTAAAGTACCCTCTTTATCCATGGGCTGCGCTTTAAATTCTGCATCAATAACGGTTTCGCTATCCTTTGCAAAGGCAATTGTAAAACCGGCCTGGTTGTTACCAACAATCGTTACACGGATATTTCCGTCCTGGGTATCTTTATGGACAAATCGCAAAAGGTATTTTTTACCCGTTGCGTTGCCGATACCACCGATTTTGACCGTTCTAATTCCCTTTGCCTTATCTTCTGTCACTCTTGCGGTCTGACATAACTTTCCAAGCGTTGTTCCGCACCATGTCATAATTCCACTTTTAAGGGTGGCTTCCTCTTCTGTAATAATTACTTTGGAAACTTTACCCATATCGTCTTTTGCTTCGTAAAACTCCGGTGCATACTCGATTTCCGCACCGCCCTTAATATGCCCCAGGCGGTTATCTTCTGTTTCAATCACTGTATCATCCGGGATTGCTTCGTTTGTTCCCTGGAAGTCTGTGCAATACAAATCTCCACTACCTAAAACAATGCTTTCTTTGTCCATTCTTATTTCCTCGCTTTCCTCAATAATCCCGTGACTTCGTAGGCTGTTTGAAAGCATTCCTCACTATCCACATAAGCCACAAATTTAGCATAGTCCACATCATGTAAAACCTCGTTTTCAATCCGTGTTCTGATTTCTTCCGCCGCTTCATCATCTGCAACGGTGTAAAGTTCCAATTGCCAATCATCCGCCATTAGATTGTTTGGTCTACTGTCCGCCCCGGCGGTTGCTTCCCGTGGTAAAAGGTAAACCATGTAAGGTAATGACGGCACGGGGTTTTCTAAAGTCCCCTCAAAGGCGTTTTTCGTTATGGGTAGTCCCAGGACTGCCGCCCTCTCTGTTAATACTGCTGCCGTTGCCATTTTTACCCCCTTAATTTGCTTTCAATCTTGTTTGCGACCATTTCGCCCATTTGGTCGTTTACCGGGGCTATATGTGCAAACTCTTTTACCCGTCCGCCGTTTCTGCTTTGGTGTCCGTATTCCAAAAGGTGGGTTAATTGGAAATGGTCTTTATTGTAAACAGTGTAGCCTTGCACTTGTATTACTGATTTTGTTTTTTCACGTTGTCCGGCGGTCCAATCTTTGGCGTATGCTCCCGTTCTGTTTTTGTAAGGTCCACCGTTTTTTAGCATTTTAGCCGCTTCTTTTGCCGTCTCCTTAATGCTTTCATTTGTTACACGCACCACTTCCACGTTGTAATCTTCCAACGCTTTTTTTATTTCTTCGTCCAGGCTATCAAGTGAAACTTTCAACCTTTCCCCACCCTTTCCGCAATATACAACTCCGTTTTTCCGTTGCTCTTCGGTCCGTATGTTCTGTATATCGCATAACGCTTTCCGTCTATGGAAACTTCCGTTTGCCCGTCATATTCAAAGGCCCAAACTTCCAATTGTGAGGTTGCTTTATAACCCAATTTCCCGGCGGCTGCGAACTCGTCACGCCCCACCGGGTTAATTGATGTTATTACTTCCGTTTCCTGGTATTCTGTTTGGTTCTTTTTAATCAATAGTTTTATTTGCTTCTCTATGATACCCACCGCCTTTTATTTTGGTACACATTGCATCATAGGATGCAAGTAACTGTGTCTGATTATCCGGGCTTCCAAAATTAGCGTGACAATATAACAAAACAGCTTCAATGATTAAGGGGTCTTTTATGTTTGCTTCATCCAAATAGGAATTATGCACACCGATACGCTTTAAGTCTGCAAGGGCAACTTCTACAAGCTGCCCCACATCTTCATCCAACATATCACTTGATGTTTTTCTAATTCTCAATTTGGCTTTCGCAATCAACTGTTCCTTTGTCATGCTTTAGCCGCCTTTCTCTTACGCTGACGGGTTCTTTACACGGATAAAGCCGTTTCTTGCAACGACATTTCCACCCATAAATACGCTTGCCTTATAAGCAATCTGGCCCTGTTTAAACTTGTACTCTGTTGATTTCTGTGCATCAATATCAGAGAATACGGCAACCTCGTAATTGGATAACGGACCGTAGGCCATGCAATAAGCATCTTTTGTTCCGCCGATTTCTGTACAAGCGGAATTGATGATATAAGGCACTTCGTCAATTGTTCCGGTATTGCCGTGATTTACGATTGTATAAACCTTTCTGCCCTGCTTATCTCTCAACTTTGCAAACTTCTTTAAGTCTTTCTTGTTGAGGATTAACACGGCCACATCTTCCACCTCTTCATCCCCACCGAATGAATAAATAATTTCATCCAGGGTATCATCCGCAACCGCCGTAATGGTTGTAATGTCCGTTGTGCGGTCGATAATATCATTTGCCGAATTTTCCGGGTTGTAGAAAATGCCACGGAATTTTCCCGTGCCGCCCTCTCCTACTAAAATCTGACGGGATGCGTAACGCTTGATTGCTCTTGTAACGCTATCTTCTACAACTCCGTCATAGTCTGCATCCGGTAACTTCTGCATCTCTTCCGGCTCTTCTGCGTATGCCGTGATTTTCTCACGCGCAATATCCGCATAACCAAATTCCGGTTCGGATGTGTTATAATCTGCTCCCTCTGCGGTGCTACCGGCCCCGTCCCCGTATGATTTCACATAAGGACGCTGATAACTTTCGCCGCCTACAAGCGGAACGGTCTTTACTCTGTCAATAAGGGACGATACATTGTTGAATGTAGGGGAAATATCCGGGCTTGTATGGTGCGGCATCACAACGCCCGTTGTGGTTGTGATTGTGTTTAAAGGCTTTGCAATGGCTTTTGCCTTGAATTTAACGGCCTTGCCATTCTTTAAGGCTTTGCCACTTTCCGCTCTTGCCTTATCCTGGGTTTCTGCACCCTCGCCGCCCTTTGTATCATCTTCCGGCTCTTCTCCCTCTGTTGCCGCCGCTGCTGCGGCTCTTGCAAGTTCCTCACGGGCTTTAATCTCGTCCAGGATTTCCCCAATGGTCTTTGCTTCGTCCATGAGGGCGGTTAATTCCTCGCCGCTCTTGTCCTGGGCTTCTTTACCCACGGTAACAAGGCGTGCTTTTAACTCTTTCTTGCTCATTTTCATTAACTGTTCTCTGTTCATGCTGCTTTCCTCTCTTTCTTACTCCATGTGTTGAATTGTTAATGCTGCAATTTTGCTTCTGATTTCTTTTTCTTTGGCTGCTGCCTGGTCCTTGGTATCGTCCGGCGGATTTCCCCCGGCTAATGCTTCCGGCGTGTTCTTGCAATATAATTTCGTGTAGTCCTGGACTGCTGCAACGGCGGTATTTTCTTCTCCCACCGACACGTTAAAGTATTTTGCGGCTTCCTCGCCGCTCAACCATGTTTCCGCTTCCATTAACTCTTTTATCTGCTCGATTGTTACGCCCTCTGCTAAATGTTCCTCGTAGATGCTCCAAATTCCGGCTTCTATAGTTTCCAATGTGTCCGCCATTTTACGCAATTCGTTAGCGTTGCCCTCGCAATCGCACCACGGCTTATGTATCATCAAATAGGCGTTCTTTGGAATTGTCGGTTTGTCACTATCCACAAACGGAAAAAGTGATGCTATCGAACCGGCCAGGGCATCCACAAAACAATGTTTCTTTCCCTGGTAGCGTTTAAGCATATTGTAAATAGCAATTCCGGCAAACACTGAACCGCCGCCGCTATTGATGTAAATGTTTAAATCTCTGCCGTTTGCTTCTGCAAGGAAATTTTTGATTGCATCCGGGTATTGGTCCTCTTCTTGCCATGCTCCCCACCAATCCGAAACAATATCCCCGTAAAAATAAAGGTCCGCCGTTGTATCTGTGATGTTTTTAATCTCACAAAACGGCTTTACGGTTGCGGTCTTGGCGTTTTTGCACGCAATAAACTGTTTTATCTGTGGCATTTCCATTAACCCCCTTTCATAATCTGCATATAGGCACGGGCGGCCGCTTGCATTGCCCGTTTTTCTCTGTCATTTGCTCCGGTATCATCCGGCGGCTCGTTCTGCTGCCCTACCTGGTACAATGATTGGTCCCCAACCTTGACATAGTTTAGAGATACCAACCTTTGGTCCCCGTCCTCTACCGGGCCGTAATACATAAGTTCTCTGTATTCGTTAATTGTCAACGCTCCACGGTCAAACATTCCGCCGCCTATGGTTTCCCTTGTCTGCAATGTGGCATACTGTAAAAGGTTTGCCACAAAATCAATGCGGTTTCCGTAACCAATTTCACGGGGCGTTAAGAGTTTAAATGTAAACTCATAGGACAATTGCACGCTGATAGGTTCAATTACATTCTCGTAAAATGAAATAAACTCGGTATCGTTTAGCGTGGAAGTCAATATTTTGTCATTCACGCCGTAATAACGATATATGTTATCCCGTAAGAATGTAATTTGGTTTGTCGGTATGCTCGGCGTTCTCTGTGAGATTTCTTTAAACTCCACCGTGTTATCAATTGCGGCAATTCCCCCGGCGTTGTCCTTGTTCATATAGGCATCCTGGAAATTCCGGGCTATTTCTTTCAATTCTTCATCATCTGCGATATTGTTATATTTCAAATACCCGGCTAAAGAATTTGAACGGTTTACAATGTTCTTTATGGTTTCCCCGGATGTTTCTATGAGGTCCAGGCTTCTTTTTAACTCCATATCCGGCGTTGTTCCCAGGAAACGGCGTTTATTGTATCTCGCCTTAACATGGATTACATTTTGGTATGGCACGGTGTACGTTTTTCCGTCATAATCCCAACGGAAGCGGAAAAGGATGTTATTTTTATCATCCTCAAAAATCCTATATGATGTTGTGGTAATCGGTTGGATGCTCTCAACCCTGGTAAAATCCTTGTTCCAAAAAATCACGGAAAAGGAATTGGATGTATAAACCAAATCAACGGCAATACGGTATAAAAAATCATAGGTTGACATTTCCGGGCATGGGCGTAAAGATAAAAGCCTTGCAATGTAATCATTTTTAATTACCATGCCTTTTTCATCCTTACGGATTACCTGGGGTTTCAACTTGCCAACATTCTTTCCGATTGCATCCGCAATTGCTCCCACAATGTCATTATCCCGTAATGTTCCCGTTGGCTCATACTCTCCACGGCTCAATAGTAGGGGTCTGTACTTTGCCCGGAATGAATTTAATACATTTGCGATAATTCCCGTTTTCTTCTCCCCCTTTCTTCAAAAATAGGGCCAGTTTTCCCACACCAACATTCTATAATGTTTCGTGTTGAAATTCTGACCCACTTTAATACTGCTGCCGCAACGCATTTTCCCTTGCATCTATGCGGTTTCTTTGCTTATATTCAATAATTTCTTGCCTATCTCATTGTGGTACTTGGAAACCATTGTGAGGGCATCAAACACACTCATAGCCCCGTCTATCCTCATACGCTTTTCAATTTTTACGGGTTTCATTCTGCTATCGTTTAGGTTAATATCCACCGCCACGTTAAGGAAATGTGCCGCCAACATGGAATTGTCCCCAAAATCAAAAAGCCCGTCTTTTAAATTCCCCTCAAACTCATGTAATATAGGTGTGAGGTTCGTTCCCTGGTATACATCATCCGTGTGAAACCCGGCGGTTTTCAAATCTTCCACAAGGTAATTTGCCGAATACCTATCATAGCCGATTTTTAGCGGTTTGATTTTATACACTTTCACAAGTTCGATAAACCAATTGTAAACATCCTTATAGTCCACCTGGTTTTCCCCGGATATGAACAAAAAACCCCGGTCCCTATATATGTTGTACGGCGTGTTGTCCTCGTTAATTGCCACTTCATACCGCTTTTGTGGCATATAAAACCGTGTGAATATATGGTTTATTCCGTCCCGGTTTATTACAATGCTTGCTGCGGTTAAATCCGTGGTTCTTGATAGGTCGATACCGCCCACACAATAGCATCCTTTAAAATCTTCCAGGGATAATGGCTTTTCTTCGTGTACGCATTTCATAACATCCCAATAATCCAACCATGCCACGGCTGAATTTTGTTTGATGTTACAAAACTTTGTCATAAACTCAACCTTTTTCGAGATTGAATTTCTTGCAATCTCTATTTGCTCCAAATAGTATTCCGCCGATACGGACACGCCCAAATTTGGGTTGCTCTTCTTTAATTCCTCTATGCTATCCCATTTCTCTATATCGTCTATCATGTAAATAAAAGGCAAAAGCCGTTTTTCTCTGCTATTGCCCTTTAGAAATGCCGTTGCCCTTTTAAATAATTCATCAAAAATTCCGTCATTCACATATCCGGCGGTTGCAATGGATATTATTAACGGCTGCTTTCTCGCTCCCAGGGCGGAAGTCATAACCTCGTATTGCTTCAATCCCTGGTCTCCCGGCCACGCTTCCATTTCGTCATTGACTACCAATTGAGGGTTGAAACCGTCCGATTTCTTAGAGTTGAAAGCAATCTTTTTTACGCTTGTATTGAAAGCCTTTATGTAAATATCACTCCGGCGTTTTTTTGTGATACTGTCTAATTCATCATCTGATTGCACAATCTGATAAAAGGCATCATACACCAAATCCGCCTGGTCTAACTTCGGTGCAAGGAAATAAACCTTTGCCCCATATTCCCCGTCTACGTATGTCATGTATGCGGCTATTGCTGCGGCAAAAAGTGTTTTACCGTTCTTACGGGCAACAATTATAAAAACCTCTCTAAACTGCCTATACCCGGTTGTTTTGTCCATAATGCCAAATATGGCGGACACAATAGCCTTTTGCCACAATTCCAGGTGTAAAAGGTCACTCCGTCCCTCTGAATGGTGGCAAAAATTTTCTATGAATTTTATAGCCTTGTTCGCTTTTTTCTCGTTAAATTCCCAC